CTCTGAACTGTAGATAGTACAATGTTTTTCTAACTCTACTCATCTGAACAATGTTCATACCACCTCTACCTGCTGTGTTCAAACAAGGTTCTGAACATAAAGCTATGTTACTTAGTGGACACATCTGCACTCCAGAGATGTCTGAAGGTATAAAATACTTGATGTAAGTACCCACACCTAACTTGATACTCTTTTGTGTCTTGTAATCTTTAGCAATACCACCTAGATGTTTAGGTCTTTCACTAAATAATTTTCTGTATCTGTCTGTGTTCTCTATCTCATCACGCACCTTATCTGGTAACTTTGTAAGGTCATAGATTATATTTTTAGCCATAGCATACTCCTTCAATTATATGTATTCCCCACATTCCTATTATGCAAAGTGTAATTACAATAGTTAGAAAAAATAATATCTCAGTTTTTGATGGTTTGTCTTTACTATATCTATAATTGTTCACTAGTTTCTCCCTTTGTTGTGTATCTATTATTACTCTACGCAAATCTTTAGTTGTGTCAAACATTATTTTCTCCTCTTATAAACAGTTATATTTCATTCTTCTAATTCTTTCTATCTTTGTATAGACTTCATTTTCAAACTTGCCTAATTCACTATCAATAGTTTGCATATCACTATCGTCTGAAAATTCTGAAACATCTTCTCTAAACTTTGATATAATCTCAAAAAATTTTCTACATTCATCTCTTAACTTCTCAAACTTTTCTTGTGTTTCTTTATCCCATTCAACCATAGTTATTCTCCTATTCTCTATTTAATCTAAAATTTTCTATACTTGTATCAAGAAAATGAAAGTCCTCAAGGTTATCTTCTCTTGAGTAATCATCTATAGACAAATCGTTGTGGTGTTCTAATCTACTTCTTTCTTTCCAACAAGCATCTCTAATTATACCATTACCATCATTGTGATTCTCTTCAAACTCATTGATAAGTTTTAAGTATTCTTGTCCAATATCATAGACTTCTCTTTTTATTTTCTCTGCTCGTTTTTGTAATGCTTTAAACTTAGTATCTAATTCATCATTAGACATTTTAGCTACCCAAGAGTTATAAACTTTTGTTATAGTATTTACCATTATCATTCTCCTTTATAAGTTGTTGATATTGTTGTTCTTTTTCTTCGTGTCTATCTCTCTCTTCTCTCCAATGTTTGTAGCATAGCCACTTATCCCATTGGTATATGAGAGCTTTGCTACTGCAACAATCACATAGTATTATTGGCATACGCATTAGTAAAATCCTCCACCATATGATTCTGATTCTTCATTAATCAATCTACTTAATTGTGGTTTGTCTTTGCTGTATCTCTTTTCACATTCCTCACAGTAATCTTGTCTGCCACTAGGTAAGGTTGTGCCACAATCGTGATAGATAACTTTGTCGTAGTAGTTACTGTATGTACCTTGCATACCTTTGTTTGTGCATCTCATTTTAATCACCTCCTGTTAAATCAATATATAATTTACCTTTTAAGTTTGGAAAAGTATTATTGTGTTCGTCTTCCATCTTAATAGAACCTATGTTCTCACTACCAAAGTTATGATGTCTACTGTTTATTTGAACAATAGCATCTTTAGGATAGTGATTTAATATTTTAATTAATTCTTCATTTGTCATTTTATTATCCCTTCTATTTCACCATCACTAACTTCAGTAAAGTATTCATAAGATTCTTTGGTATATGTATTTACTTTTACATTGATGTGTGGATTGTGCGTGTTCACTTCATCAACTTTACGCAACCTTGCGTAATCTTTATCTTTAGTATTTGTGTCCATGATAAATACCTCCTGTTCTATATACTGTTACTCTCTTTGTGTTCTCTACAGTTCGCCAAATATTTGACGCTTGATTCATTCCTAATCTACTTCTTACTTCTGATTTCAAATCTGGAAATCCTCGTCTTGGTTGTTCATCAACTTTACGCAACCTTGCGTAATCTTGTAATGTTATTCTATGTTTCATAGTCGTTCTCCTTATTATGATACCATCATATCAAATCTACAGGTTGTGTCAAGCATTAATTTTTATCTATATGTTGTGTTCACTTCATAATAATTTTACGCAACCTTGCGTAATATTTAGTCGTGTTCACTCCATGTTGTGTTCACTTCATAGTCGTGTTCACTTCATACAAAAAAATATATATTGGAAATAAAAAAATATATAGGTAGGGTAGGGGAGGGGATAGTGTTGGAATTTTGACATAAAAAAATCCCTATGTAAATTAATACATAGGGATTATAAAGAGTTTTTATATTATGCACTTTTAGGTAGTTTAATACCTTTGATATTTTTACTCTTTAAAAATTTACTAGTGCTTTCAAAATCTTTATTATTAGTTTGTAAATCAATTCTAAATGATTGAGCGAATAGTTCTACAAATAATTTCGTTTCATTATCCCAATTTAGATAATCATTTAAAGCACTAGCAATTTTGTCCTTTTTAACTTTGCTAGATTCTTCAATACTTTCTGAAGTATCGCTTTTATTACTATTACTTTCAGATTGATTAACTTTTCCAGATGGTGCTTTACTTTCTTTTTTATCTGAAAATTTACCACTAGCATTAATTGAATTAGTTATTGCATTTTGAGAATTAATATTATTCTTTTTAAAATAACTAGCAATTAACTTTAATGTAATTTCTTTCTCGTTAGAGAATTTCATTAAATCAGTTAAAAAGTTAATATTGTTTATAAACCTAGTATATCTGTCTATTTTAGATTTATTTAAATGCTTTTTAACTTTGCTATCATAACTAGCAAGTAAATGATTATCACTTGCTAATGTTAATAAACAATCTTTTAAATAAGACTTATTCTTTAATTTAATACCTTGTTCATTAACTGTTATATTCTGCTCAATCTGCTCAATAATGATGACAGCATAATTGCTCATGATATTTGAATTAAATAAACTTTCAAATTCTGTTTCATTATTAAACATAGTAATAAAAGAGTCTTTAACATTGTTATTGTTAAAGGTAGTTACTTCAGTTTTTTTATTTATATTTTTAGTCATTTTATTTCCTTATAAAAAGTTTAAAAATCTAAATACTTAAAGTATCTTTTAAAACTTACTAAATACTAAAAGTATCTAGCATTATTAAAAATATACTATTCTACAGTTATTGCAAGTAAATAATTACTAATAATTTAAACTAATATTTTACGCAACCTTGCGTAATATTATTGATACTAGATTATATAGGACTACTAATATTTACTTATAAAATAGTGTTTATTCTGGATATAAAGACTATACAGCAACATTACTAATATTTGATACTATAATACCTAGTAAATCAAACTAGAGCATTACAGCAGGTTTAGAACAAAAAGAGAACAGCTAGGAACCTTTAAGGTATCTTTTAACTTGTTTTCTACAGACCTATAACGTATATACAAGACCCTACAGAAAAAAAATACATGCGTGTGTATATAGTATATACCCCACCCCCACATATTTACCAAAAAACTAGCTATGCTAATAAATATGTTGTAAAAAAACAACAAATAAAATAAAAATAAAACAATACTTGACAAACATGGGGGAGTTATGTATAATTATATATAGTTAAGAAAGATACTTATACTCTTTGTTTATCTTTTATTCTTTTTTTATCCTTCTTATTATAAATATAATGAATACAAATGAAAATAATATACAATTAGAAACTATAAATAACTATATTAATCTATATAATAACTTAAATGATGTAGATTTAAAATATTCTAAAGATAGTTTTCTTGAATTTGTTTACACAATGGCTCCAACCCTTGTTTCTGATTGGAAGATGGGTCGCCACATAGAAGTAATAAGTAAAAAATTACAACAATTAGAATCAGGAGAGATAAAAAGGCTTATGGTCTTTCTACCTCCACGTAGTTCTAAGTCTGTAATCTGTTCCAAACTGTTTCCTGCATGGTATATTGGAAGAAATCCTACACATGAGATACTAACTGTTTCCCATAGCGACCAATTAAGTTCTGATTTTGGTAGAAGTGTAAGAGATATTGTTAATGATGAAACATTTCAAGATATATTTAAAGGTGTTCAGCTACGAAGTGACGTAAGAGCTGCAGGTAAATGGAAGACTACCCACAATGGCACGTACTATGCAGCAGGTGTTAGGTCACAGATAGCAGGTCGAGGTGCACATATAGCAATATTAGATGATGTTATGTCTGAAGAAGATTCTTTTTCTGAAGCAGGTAGAAGATATGTTAAAGAATGGTATCCATCAGGACTAAGAACACGTATTATGCCTAATGGTTCTATTTTAATTATTAATACTAGGTACCATTATGATGATTTATGTGGATGGTTATTAAAACAAGAAGAGAATGTGGGTGATTATGCTGTAACTCCCTGGGATGTAGTGCGTATCCCTGCATGGTTAGACGAGGAGTCCTCTTCGTTACTGCAATTACCTGTGGGTTCAAGCTATTTTCCAGAATGGAAGCCTAATGATGTTCTCAAGGTAGACGAAGCAGAGATAAAGGCATCCAATGGAGCAAGATACTGGAACGCATTATATATGCAGGACCCAACTCCTGATGAGGGAGGAATAATAAAAAAGAAATGGGTACGTTTTTGGGAACAAGATGCTCCTCCTCCTTGTGAATTTATAATACAAACCTATGATACTGCGTTCTCCACATCAAGAACTGCAGACTATAGTGTAATACAAACATGGGGAATCTTTCACAGCTATGAAGATGATGAGAATGGATATGAAACTTGTATTGCTCATTTAATATTATTAGGAAACATAAAAGGAAGATTTGAATATCCAGAGCTAAGACGTATAGCTCAAAAGTTATACCATGAACATAGACCTGATATATGTATGGTAGAAAAGAAAGCATCAGGACAATCACTCATACAAGATATGAGAAGAGCAGGCTTACCTGTTTTAGAATATTTACCAGATAGAGATAAAGTAGCTAGAGTATATTCTGCAACTCCTATGATGGAAGCAGGTAGAGTTTGGATACCAGATAATAAAAAGTGGTCAGAAGACTTATTAGAAGAATTATTACGTTTTCCACATGCAGCTCATGATGACCAAGTTGATGCTATGACTATGGCAATACACTATATGAAAGAGTCTTGGCATTTAGAACATCCTGAAGACCCAGAGTGGGATGACCCACCTATGAAAAAAAAGGTTGCATACTGGAGAACTTAGTGTTATAATAAAAGAATTAAAGGGGATAATTAATGGCAATAGAAAAAAATCCATTTGATAAAATTGAGGAAACAATATCAAATGTAGTACAACTTCCAGAAAAAATAAAAGAAGCAACAGATTCACCATCATTTGAGGTAGACCCTGATGGGGGAGTTACTGTAGATTTTACTGAGGTTAATATCGAGATGGAACCTGAAGGTGAAATGAAAGAATGGTATGGTAATATTGCAGATACTTTGGATGAAGAAAAATTAACAAAGATAGCAGAAGATATTATTAGTAGTTACACAGCAGACAAAGATTCTAGAGGTGAATGGGAATCTATGTTTGAAAGAGGATTTGATTTATTAGGATTAAAGATACAAGATACCTCTGAGCCTTTTGAAGGTGCATGTACAGCAGTACATCCTATGTTAATTGAATCAGCAGTTAAGTTTCAATCAAAAGCCATACAGGAAATGTTTCCTGCAAATGGTCCAATTAAAACTCAGATATTAGGTAAAGTAACTCCTGAAAGAGAACTACAAGCTAATAGAGTAAAAGATTTTATGAACTATCAAGTAACTGAGCAAATGCCAGAATACTTTGATGAGTTTGAAAGAATGCTTTTTCATTTACCTTTAATAGGTTCTGCATTTAAAAAAGTTTATTATGATGCTAATCTTAAAAGACCAGTATCAGAATTTATTCCTATAGACCAGTTTTATGTTTCTTACTATGCTTCTAATTTAAGTAAAGCAGATAGATATACACATGTTATTTATAGAAGCCCAGTAGACTTAGCAAAAGATATGCGTACAGGTATCTATGATGAAATAGATTTACCTGAAGCTTCATATCCTAGTGCTACTTCTTTATCAGAAAAGATGGATACTATTTTAGGATTATCTCCTACAGATAATAGTGACCCACAATATACATTATTAGAGCAGCATTGCTATCTAGAAATAGATGAAGAGTATGCTCTTCCCTATATTGTTACTGTGGAAGAGCAGTCCAGAACTGTTTTAAGTATTAGAAGAAATTATAAGAAAGAAGATAAACAACAAAAAAAGATTTCCCATTTTGTCCACTACAGATTTGTTCCTGGATTTGGATTCTATGGGTTTGGCTTGATGCACTTTCTAGGCAATCTTACTATGACTGCAACAGCAGCTATGAGAAGCTTAGTAGACGCAGGTCAATTTGCAAACTTACCAGGAGGTTTTAAAGCAAAAGGTGTTAGACTTGTTGGCGATAATGAACCAATAAGTCCTGGTGAATTTAAAGAAATTGAAGCAACTGGAGTAGACCTCAGTAAGGCAATTATTCCTCTCCCCTATAAAGAGCCTTCCTCTACTCTATTTCAGATGCTAGGTTTCGTTACAGCAGCAGGTCAGAAGTTTGCTGATAGCACAGAACAGATTGTTTCTGATGCAGCATCTTATGGTCCTGTTGGAACCACTATGGCTTTATTAGAAGCTTCTAGTAAATTTTTCTCAGCTATACATAAAAGATTACATAAAGCTCAAAGAGATGAGTTTAAAATTCTTGCTCGTATAGATTCAGAATATTTACCTATGGAGTATCCTTATGAAGTACCTTATGCTGAACAAAGTGTGTTTAAGAAAGATTTTGATGGAAGGGTTGATGTAATCCCTGTCTCAGACCCTAACATTCCTTCTAATGCACATAGGATGATGTTAGCCCAAATGGCTCTCCAAATGGCACAACAATCCCCTCCTGGTATGTTTAATATAGAAGCATTAAATAGAACAATTTTAAATGCTGCTAATATGCCTAATGTAGAACAGATACTACCTCCTAAAAAAGAACCACAACCTATGGACCCTGTATCAGATATTATGGCAGCAACAAAAGGTATTCCAATAAAAGCATTTGCAGGTCAAAATCATGATGCTCATATCCAAACAAAGATGGCATATTTACAGGACCCACAAAATGGTAAGAATCCTATTATGGCTAGAATTAAACCATTATTAGAAGCAAATATACAAGAACATTCTGTAATGAAATATCAAGAACAAGTTAATGGTATGACTAGAATGATGATGCAACAGATGCCCCCTGAAGCAACACAGAATCCACAAGCTGCAGAACTAGCTATGGCTCAAGCAGCACAACAAGTATTAAATGCTAACTTAGCTGTTGGTCAAGCACAATCACCAGAGCAACAATTAGTTGCATTAGAACAAGCTAAAGTAGAATTAGAAAAAGAAAAACTAAAAGCACAATCAGCAAAGTTTTCTGCAGATGCTGCATTAGAAGCACAAGAGTTAGAATTAAAAGAAGCTAAACTATTAGCAGACTCAGCAAAAGCAGGACAAGCTGCTATGATGAAAAAAGAAAAAGGTGATTTAGATAGAGCAAGTAAAGAAACTATGAAAGCATTAGATGCTATGACTAAAGCTGCTATTGCAGACCAAAAGACTGAAGTTGATTATGAAAAAATTAAAGTTCAAGCACTATCAAAATTAGAAGAATTAAATATTAAAGATGATAAAGAAAGAAGTTTAAAGTTAGTTGAAATATTAACTGATTTAATTAAACATGAAGAAACTATTAA